TCAATTGTTCAATTATCGGCTTATACAAGTCCTGTAATTCAAGAAAACAAAAAGTCAGATTATATTGAGTATGGAGTAGACAATAACTACTTTCAATACTTGATTGATAGGTATCTGTATTCAGCTACAAATAACGCTATTATTACGGGTGTTACTAATATGATTTATGGTAAAGGATTGGATGCTTTAGATTCTAATCGTAAACCTAATGAATATGCACAGATGCGTAGTATCATTAAAGGTGATATGTTAAAGAAAGTAGCTATGGAGCGTAAAATGCTCGGAATGGGTGCTATGCAAGTTGTAATGGAAAAAGGCAAAGTTAAATCTATTGACCATTTCCCAATGAATACATTAAGAGCAGAAAAATGTAATGATAAAGGAGAAATTGAAGCTTGGTATTATTACCCTGATTGGACTAAAAAGAAACCTTCTGAACAAGCTAAAAGAATTCCTGCATTTGGATTCGGAAATGGTAATGAAGTTGAAATGTATGTGGTACATCCTTATGTTAGTGGATTCCATTATTACACTCCTATTGATTATTCAGGTGCTTTACCTTATGCTAAATTAGAAGAAGAAATTAGTGATTATTTAATTAATGACGTTCAAAACGGATTTTCAGGAACTAAAGTAATCAACTTTAATAATGGTGTACCTACTGAAGAAATGCGTGACAAAATCAAACGTGACGTATTAGGTAAACTGACAGGTTCAAGAGGTGAAAAAGTAATTGTAGCTTTTAATGCTAATGCAGAAAGTAAAACTACAGTTGAGGATATTCCTTTAAATGATGCTCCTGCACATTATGAGTATTTAAGTACTGAATGTTTTGAAAAGTTAATTGTAGGTCATAGAGTTACATCTCCAATGCTTTTAGGTATTCGTGACACAGGTGGTGGATTAGGAAACAATGCAGATGAAATTAAAACTGCTACTTTGTTATTTGATAACATTGTAATTAAACCTTACCAACTTGAATTGATTAATGCTATTGATGAAATTTTAGCAGTAAATGATATTAGTTTAAAACTATACTTCAAAACTATTCAGCCTTTAGAATTTGTAGATATAAACGGAATGGATGCAGAAACAACTGAAGAAGAAACAGGTGTAAAAATGTCAGCACATACAGACCCAAATATTGCAAACGCTTTAATCGACAAAGGCGAAGAACTTGGTGAAGAATGGGTTTTGATTGATGAAACTGAAGTAGATATTGATTCTGAACAAGAATTAGATGCTGAAATTGAATCTTTAAACAATCCTAAAAAACAAGAATTGTCTTTAATTCAAAAACTTGCAACTGCAATTACAGGTAGACCTAATGCAAAGAGTTCACAAGATGAAAATGTAGATGGTATTAGATTTATTACAAGATACAAATATTCAGGTGCTGAATCAGGTGAAAGAGAATTTTGCAAAAAAATGTTAAGTGCTGATAAATTATACAGAAAAGAAGATATTGAGAATACTAATTCTAATTTCGTAAATGCAGGACAAGGACATAAAGGATTGCCTTATAATTTATTCTTATACAAAGGTGGGGTTAACTGCAAACACAAATGGTTAAGACAAACTTATGTATCATTTGAGAATGTAAAGATTGACGTAAACAATCCTAATGCAACACAAATTAGTACAAACAAAGCAGAAAAATATGGATATAGAGTTAGGAATCCTAAAGAGGTTGCTATGACACCATACGATATGCCAAATAACGGACATCATCCTGACTATAATAAAGAAAATTAAAATATGGCTCAAGCATTATTTGTAACAAGAGAAGATATAGTTAAATACACAGTAATGAATGGAAACGTTGATACGGATAAATTTATTCAGTTTGTAAAAATAGCACAAGATATACACATCCAAAACTATTTAGGAACTAAACTATATGATAAAATAAACGATGATATCGTAGCAGGTACTTTAACAAGTCCATATACAACGCTTTTAAGCAAGTATATTAAACCAATGGTAATACATTGGGCTATGGTAGAATATTTGCCTTATTCAGCTTATACAATAGCTAATAAAGGTGTATATAAACACAATAGCGAGAATAGTACAAACGTAGAAAAGAATGAAGTAGATTTCTTAATTGAAAAAGAAAGAGATATAGCACAACACTATACAAATAGGTTTATAGATTATATGAGTTATAATCAAGTTTTATATCCTGAATACAATACTAATTCAAACGGGGATATGTTTCCGGACTCTGAAGCAAACTTCACATCTTGGGTACTATGATAAAAGAAACTTACAAACCGAAGGAAACTAACGTTAAAAAGTTAGAATTATTTTTAAGTAAAATAAAAACAAATAAAAAATGAGTTTACAATTTACACATATAAAAGGGGACACTTTTGATGAGGTTGCTTTTCAATTAAAGATTAATACTACGGTTGTTGATTTAACAGGTGCAACTATCAAAATGCAATTACGCAAAAATTATTCAGATATTGTAGCTGCTTTATCACTTACTTCGGTTTCATCTGCAGGTATTACCATAACTAATGCCACAAATGGAGAATTTAAAATTAACACACAAATTATAGACATCCCTGTTTACAATTATGTATACGATATTCAAATTACTTTAGCGAGTGGAGTAGTTAAAACGTATATTCAAGGTGGGTTCAATATTACTAACGAAGTAACAAGATAAAAAAATGGGTGATGATATTACTATTGGTGTAACTGAAATTGTAAACAATATTGAAGTTACTGCACAACCAAACGACCAAATCGTAGATATTAGTGTAATTGATAATGCAGATGATGTTACTTTAAACATAACACCTACTGTAATTGAAATAAACGTTAATAGAGGTTCTTCTTTTGCAAAGTGGGGTACTATATTAGGCACACTATCAGACCAAACGGACTTACAAGATGCTTTAAATTTAAAAGCTAATTTAGTAGGTGGTAAAGTTCCTGCTTCAGAATTACCTTCTTATGTAGATGACGTTGTAGAAGTAGCTAATTACGCAGCTTTACCTGCTACAGGTGAAACGGGCAAGATGTATGTAACATTAGACAATAATAAAATTTATCGTTGGAGTGGTTCAGTTTACATTGAAATCGCTGCAAATAACGCTATTTGGGGTGCAATTACAGGAACATTAAGTAGTCAAACAGACTTACAAGCTGCTTTGAATGCAAAACAAAACACAATAACTTTAACTACAACAGGTACAAGTGGTTCAGCTACTTTAGTAGGTTCAACTTTAAACATACCTAATTACACAACTGATATAAGTGGGCTTGTTCCTTACACGGGTGCAACTGCAAACGTTGATTTAGGAACACATAAATTAACTGCATCGGATTTAGTTGTAAACCACGCAAGTGGCTCGGGTGTTGCTGCTTCAATTACAAAAGGTGGTAGTGGTGAAGCATTAACAGTACTTAAAACTTCAGGAAGTGGAAACGCTGCAAGTATTTTAGGTGGAGTTACTTTGTTAGACGAATTGCATTTAAATACTGATTTAGCTGATGCTTATATTGCAAGTGCGGCTACTTGGAACGCAAAACAAGCTGCTTTAAATGGAACGGGTTTTGTTAAAATATCAGGTACTACTATTTCTTATGATAATAGCACTTACGCTTTAGACAATGCAGTTGTACACTTAACAGGAACCGAAACTATTGGTGGTGTTAAGACTTTTTCAAGTTCTTTAATATTAAATAGTTCTTTGAATATTACATCGGGAGCATATAGTATAATTTATAACCCTTCAAATTCTACATATTGGCAAACTTATGTAGATTCAAGTAGTGTTTTTAATTTTGGTCTTAATGGAACTAATGTTAAAGCATCGCTTACTAATTTAGGTGATTTTACTGCTAATTCATTTATTAAATCAGGTGGTACTTCTACTCAATATTTAATGGCTGATGGTTCTGTATCTACTTTAAGTAGCCCAATTACAGGTTCAGGAACTACAAATTACTTACCTAAATTTACAGGTTCAACTTCAATTGGTGATAGTGCTATTTATGATAATAGCGGCAACGTAGGTATTGGTATAGTTCCTGAAACTTGGTCATCAACTATAAAAGCTTTACAAATAGGTACAAGAACTTCTTTGTATGATACAAATGGTTCTGCTATATTAG